GTGCCAAGGGTTTGCGATTGGCTGGCGCTGAGGGCGTGCAGGCGGCCCGTCTCGCTGGCCACGCCCACTTCTTGCGACTGGCTGGCAGAGAGGGGCTGTAGCGTGCTGGTTTCGGTAATGGTGCCCAACGTGTCTGTGGTGCTGAGCAGGGCCTGCACCGCGCCGGTCTCTACAATCTGCCCCACTGTTGCCGACTGGCCTGCTGTTATGGGCTGCAGGCTGCCTGACTCGGTAATGGTGCCGAGGGTTTGCGATTGGCTAGCACTGAGGGCCTGCACCGTGCCGGTCTCGGCAATCTGCCCTACGGTTGCCGACTGGCCTGCGGTTAAAGACTGCAGGCTACCGGCCTCAGTAATCTGCCCAACGGTTGTCGACTGACTTGCGGCTAAAGGCTGCAGGCTGCCTGACTCGGTAATGGTGCCAAGGGTTTGCGATTGGCTGGCGCTGAGGGCTTGCAAGCTGCCCGCCTCGCTGACCACGCCAACTTCTTGCGACTGGCTGGCAGAGAGGGGTTGTAGCGTGCTGGTTTCGGTAATCGTGCCAAGGGTAGCTGTAGCAGCCCCATCATCGGCAGAGAAGTTATCGGCGTGCATCCCTGATGTATCGGTAATGGCTGTACCGGTATAACTGCGAAGACCAGCGGCACCTGCTGCCGTAATAGCCGAATCAGTAACAGAGACTACCGCTGTCCCTTCGTTTTCCTTGAACAGCTTTATCGCCGTCCCCGTCATGTCTAACTTTACGTTGTACGACGTTTCGTCAACAAGGATCTGATAACTATCGCCCAGCAGCGTAAACGACCCGTTTACAATCTTATAAAGCTGCCACTTTTGAGTGCTGGTGCCGCCATACCTGGCATGGTAAAAAGTTGCTGCAGACGCGCTAGCCCGCCCCACTACACCTACGCTGTTATCAGGGGCAGTTGTTTTTGCGAAGAGGTCCGCAGAAACAGAATAGTCCGCAGAAGCTGGCGCGGTAGCATGGCGGTAGAGTGATGATGCGGTGCTTGCCTGCCTAGACCTGTTGGCTGATATTTCCATCTTGCCTGTGTATGCAGGCCCGTTAAGCCAGTCTGACGAGTAGGCAGTTAGCTCGTCACCCTCCGTCCCAGTAAAGCTATCAGATGCAAACTGGGTCATTACTGAACGTCAAAATTATTTGATGTGAATGTCGAGTCGAGCGCCTTACCTATTCCGTCTATCAATTCTCGGTAGCTATCTGACTGCCCAACGGATACAAAGCTAATACCGTGCTTATCTAATACAGATTGCGCACGTTGCCTTTCTTTATTGCCAATTGCGGATACCTTCAAATCCAAAGAAACGTCGGGGAGTGCATCCATGGTTTTATCCTTCAGTACAGACACATGATTTGCTGTGCTAACCCTTACTAGCGCCCATGTATTTATAGGCACCCCTGTTACAGGGTCCGTAGGGATTACCCCAACCCAAGGAACGCCGTGATCTGATACCTTAGCGCGATAGGGGTTTTCCTCTGAACCTTCCCCAATGATGGGACTAATGTAATATCGTTTGCTCATAATTTAATACATCTCTTCTTTATTGAAGCTCTGCCGTTTTTATAGCGCTCCTGATACAACTCAGTCACGCCCCCGCTTTTTTAAAACCTCACGCCAAGACGGCTATGACGACCGGAAAAGCTCTGTCGGGAATTTCAAGTCCTGATCAATACCCTGCGTGGTCACCACGTAGTCAGAATGAAACAGCGGCACAATGCTCGCATCGGTGCCGCCGGTGGTGTCGGGGTCATAACAAATCAGCGCGGCAACCAGGTTGTTGTCGAGCGTGCCGCCTGCTGCGGTGTAGGTTTGGTTGGGCAGGGTTAGCGCACGGCGGTCATTCGTGTCGTCAGGCGCTGGCAGTGCTGCTATCTCGACATCCGTCAGGGTGATGCGTGCATAGTTTGTAAAGTCGGCCTCGGTATTACCGGCAGCCCCTAGCACGGCAGCCAGGTCGTCACGGTCTTGCATCGCGGCCTGCAGTTCACCCAGTTTTATTAGCACAATAATAAATGCGGCGTTGGCGGGGTCGTTGCTTTTGACACGATTATAAAGCTCTACGGCTCGCCCTTTTGCGACATTAAATTGAAAATCAGCCATGATTCTTTCCTCGTTTTTGGTCGGTGTTGTAATGCCCTGGTGGGCGGTTAAATATCTTGTGTTTCAAAATTGCCGTGCAGGGCCGCTAGAAAAACGCGGTCTACGTCGAGCCAGACAATGGTGAGTACCGCTGCAAACTCATCGCCATAGCCCTTTTCAACACTGCGCAAGTGTTCGACTAGCGGGTTAATAATCAACACTGGGCTGGCCTTAACCTGTCGCCACAATAGATACGACAATCGCGTCTAGCTCGGCAATAGTGGTGGCCGCATCAACCAAATCATCAAGCGCCTGGCGTTGGCCAAATACATCGGCAGCAATGGCGGTATAAGCCGCCTTGTTGGTGATGATTCTACTGGCCAGGTCGCTTTTAGTGACGCCCACGCGATGCCCCAGTAGGCCATCAATAAAAGGCGTACTGGCATTGCTGTCTGCGGTAAAAGCGGCGGCCTCGGCTGTTTGTATTTGCCAGCTATCAATTTCAGAGCGGGGATATTTGCTGCTAACGGGGGCCATAGCCGTATCGGCGGCGGTGTTTATTTCCGCCTTTTTTTGCAGGGCCGTCTCGTTAAACGTCAGCACTTTTTGGGCGTCTTCAATTACCAGCAAACGGTCAAACTCTGCCAAAACGGCGTCGAATCTATCCAGGTTGCTTAGGATCTCTGGGAACTTGTCGGTGTATTCAATTTCACCACCAGCACCGCTCCACTGCACCGCCCAAATAGCGGGGTCATCTAAAAAACTCGATACATCAAAATGCAGAACACGGCCGTTTTTTATTACCGCGTCGTCATTTTCAGCGCCATTAATAATTGATATTCGCGTCATAATTTATCTCCAATACGGGCCATCAGGCCGCTCGTTAATATTCCCGCGCTGACCTGATTTGCCGAAACCATTTCATTGCGAAACGACTCTGTGGCCGCAGCGGTTTCATGGCTGGCTTTAACGTTTTCTGTCAACAGCATTGGCAGCCAGGACACGGCGCAGGCTTCTTCGTCAATTTCACTGCCCGTTGTCGGGTCTGTACCCCGCATTTGCACTGACCACATGCACTCACTGCCTTTGCAGGGCTTTTTGATCAGCGGGCAAAACTTGGCTTTATTGTTTTGAGACATCGTTAATCCTTAATGCAGATGATTCCATCGACATACTTCACCGCGAGGTTAATCGCGGTGCCTGTGAATGTGTGATTGTGGGCCGTTCCTGCAAATGAGCTGGTGTGGTTGTGCGAGCTGCTTGAGCCTTGATTTGATTCGGTATCTGGCCAAGCTACATTACCGGCAGCACCATTTTGGAAGCCGCCAATAATGGCCTTGTTATAAGCGTTGCTGATGTAGTCGAAGGCTCCAGCCCCCTTCCTACCAGGGTGCCTGTGAGTCGGCATTTGACTAACCGATAGCGTGTGGTTGTTGACCGTAACCGACCCGCCCGCTGTTTTATTCGCTACAGCACCGCTCACCGCTTTACTGGCAAACGCCGCTGTAAAGTCAACGCTACCCCCCGAGCCACCGCCCGAGCCGCTGACAATGCGCAGGGCTTTGTTGTTGTGCGTTACTGATTTTGTCCAGCCGGTGGGTGCTGCCGCCTGCAGGAAAAGCATTGCTGTGCCGGCTGCAAAGCTATCGTTTGCCCCTTTGCTTGATTTAAGAGCCCCCAGTGCCTCGACAAAAGCTGTGTTTGCCAGCCGTGTTGTGTTGTTGCCAGGCGCTTGCGTAGGCGCTGTTGGTGTGCCGGTGAGTACCGGGGATGCCAGCGGGGCTTTTAGCGTCAGCGCATTGGTAATAGTGGTGGCAAAATTGGGGTCGTCGCCCAGCGCTGCGGCGAGTTCGTTAAGGGTGTCGAGAGTACCGGGGGCACTGTTAATTAGAGCCGTTATTTGCGTGGCAACAAAGGCGGCCACAATATTCACTGGTGGCACACGAGAGGGGTCGGTGCCAGCCGTCATTTCGGCGCTGTCGGCCAGTTCAACTACGCCCTGCACTGTGGTGGATGCAGGGGGGTTGGTAAAGGTGAGGTCGCCAAAGGTCAGTGAGCCCGCGCTGATTGAGGCCAGTACAATATCAACCGCTAACAACAGGCTAGAGGAGGTGTTTTTTTCCATAATGCTGCCGGTCTGGCTGTAAATGGCCAGCAAAGTGCCGTTGCCGGTAAACAGGCCGATTTCGGTAACACTATAAGCATCTGCGCTTTCATCTTTGATGAGCACATGGATGGTGTCGTCAGCAACGACAGTGCCCCCAAAAGTGGTGATGCGCTTGGTCTCTGCAACCATGGTGGTTTGCGCGGCGCTGGGCGTATATTCACCACTGCCAAGGCCTATTTCCGACACGAGCACGGGGTCTGTGCCCATATTGACGGCGTTGACTATTTCAGCGATGCCAGCGGTCGTGATGGTGATATCTAGGGGCATATTTTAAAACCTGTGGGAGTGGCTGGCATTTAAACTTCAGCCGTAGATAGCCGGGCATAAACGCCGGGGCGCACAACGCCTTGTAAGCCAATCCCGCTGGCACCATTAACGGCGGCTGTTAGCGTGAAGTGACTGCGCTGGGGCTTGGTGCGCGTGATTCCGTCAATAATGTCTTGCTGATACTCCGCCGTAGCGGGTACGTCTGCGCCCACTGATAGCACGACTGCAAACGTATGGGGCGTGCCCTGGGGGGCGGTTTCAAACCATTCGGTCAGCGCTAGTGCCGCACCAAAACTGGCAACGACATCGCGCACTGAACCGACCGAACCTTTGCGCCGTTGAATGGACACCGCGCCTTTAATCTGCAGGCGTTTTACCGATTCTGGCCAGTAGTCTTTCCAGTTGTCGATAGACAGTGACCATGCGAGCCAGGGCAGTAGTTCGATCGGGCATGTGTCGGCATTCCACAGGTCGCGGATAGCAATCGGGACTTCGGCCAGGCGCTCTGTCGCTTGCTCGAGAGCCCGCTCCTGACTGGTGGCGTTGTCGGGCAGCAGGCTGGGCTTATTCATCAATGCCCCCGTCGATTAGCGTTATGCCTGTGCAATAGGTGGCGGTCTCGCCGTCAACCACAATGTTCGCGGCGGGTGAGCTGAGGTCTACCCGCTGTACCCCAGGTTGATGCAGGGCGGAATAAACGCCCGACAAGGTGATATCAAGCCCCAGCTTGTGCTGGTCAAGGGCGTATTTTTCGATAGCACTTTGCGCCGCAGCCAAAGCCTGGGCGCTGCCCGGGCCGCTGTAAAAATACAAGGTGGCGGCAATGCTGTAGGGGCTGATAGTGGCGCTTTGCACGCTGACGTTGTCGGTGAGGGGGCGCACTGTTTCGTCCGAGAGCGCTGTATTTACCGCGTCAAGCAATGCCTGCGCAGCAGTACCGTCACCCGTGCGCGACAAAACCGATACCACCACGTCGCCAGGCGTTGGGCTGGCTGGCCGCGCGTCAAGTACGTCGCCGTCAGCACTTAAAGCATGAAAAACATAGGCTCCTTTGGGGCCAGCCACACTGTAACCCTCGGGCGAAAGCTGGATGCGATAGCGAAAATCGTCGTCGCTTTCATAGGTGGGCGGCACGGGTGGAACCGCGTTGGCGTCGCCGGGGTCAAGCACCAGGCGAGTGACACTAAAGGTGCCGCCAATTTGGTCGAGGTCAGCCTTCTCGGCAAAGGCCAACATGGTTGCCAGCGACGCTTCGTTGGTGCGCTGGCGAATCAGTAGCTCACGGTAGGCGGCAACTTCTAATATTTTATAGGCGGGGTCGGATTCAAGCAGCGCGTCGAAGGTGTTATCCCGCGACTGCAGGTCGACCAGCATGGCGGCAAAAATGATTTCGAAGCTAAGGGCTTCGGTGACATCCGGCGCGGGTAGTTGCGACAAGTCGACTGCGGTAAAACCCGACATTAGAGTGCCACCTGTGCGCTAACCGTCGCGCCCGTTTG